CAAGGGGGGAGGAGTACATCTGCCACGAAAGGAGGTGACAAATGCGGTATGTCACACCTACCCTCATCGCTCCAGTGATGACGGTAGACTGTGTTCCGATCTTTGGATCGGACATAGTGAAGGTGTATGCACCCGCCGACTACGATTTAGGACGTAAGCGGTTCGGTTATTTCTGGGACACCAAGAATAGGGCTCAGAATGATTGTGTACACACCAAATTCGTGGATAGCACTCCTCGTAACCCGTATCGCGTGGCGGCAGTTGTTGTCGCCGGCGGCACGCTTAAATCGGGACAGCAGTTTTGCTGTGAGGGTGCTTTTCGAGACAAGTGGTATTTACACCGCTTGTATGAGTATAGCTGTTGTCTGGAGAAGGTTAACGGAGTGACCTCTATTATGCAATACGCAGAGGAAACAGACTGCCGAACCTTTCAACAGCGTACTCTTCCAGGGCGTTCGAGGCAGTACGCTCTCGACCCTGGGACCCAAAGCTTCACTTTTCGTGTCCGGAGTTACCGGTACGATGAAGCTGAAGATCGCCTCTACTACATAGACCAGATCCTCCTTAACGCTACATGGCGTGCAGGTATGGACGACAACGCGGTACGTATTACCGACGGAGTTCTCGATGAACTCAAGGGTCTTGTAGTAGGGCATTACACAGGGATCATTGACAAATGGTATGAAAGCAGTGATGAGTTGCTATATGCGGTTCACTCTGCTCTCTTTGCCTTATTGTCACCCTATCTCAGTCTAGCGTCTGCTAGGCGCTCTGAGTCTCCCAGCCGACGCTGGGGGAAGGGGAACTGTGTGGTAGTAGCAGGCTTAATTCCGGTCAAGGTTGAGTCCGACTTCCTCTTTGAGGAGCCGGCTGTAATCCGCGACCAGCTCTACCCGTCAGATAGGTTAGCCGCCTACTGGCAGGTATGGTTGAAGGAGCATGCTTACTACGATGCGCTTGACTCCGCACCAATCATGTCTGACAATAACCTTGCTAATATAGCAGAACTTGTCAGTTTCATACGTGATTTGGTTGTCAAGCACGAAATTAGTATGCCTAGATCGCTTCAGGACGCCTGGCTAGCGTACCGTTACTCATATCAGACCACGAAATCTGATATAGAAGAAGCGATAGAGTTCGTACACCGAGAACTTGATCTATCGGCGCTCGAATCTGCATACCTACAGTGCTACGGCATGGCTACCACTACGTATAAAGGGGTTAGCGTTACATGTCGATGCACATTGAAGTTGTGTCACCGTGAGATGGGGTATCTCCGGGACATTTGGTTCCAGCTTTATAAATATGGGCTGCAACCTAACTTCTACACCCTTTGGGACAGTTTGCCATACTCCTTTATGGTGGATTGGTTTATTCCCATGGGTGATATTGCGTCCGTGATGGATGCAAGTGCCAACTACTGTGGGGACACGTTCGATATTAAGGACGTGGTTTTCTCCCTACAGTATACCCAGTTTGACCGGTCTGGTAGACCTGTCAGTTATTATAGTCGTTGGGCTGCCGAGCCGCTGGTTAGTCTCAACGCAATGTACTGGTTTGACAAACCAGCCGCAGCAGACAAAACGTGGGTTTGTCGTTTCCTAGATGCTGCATCTCTATTCATTCGTTAGAAGGAGGTACATTAAATGGCTAAAGTCTCTGCCTTCCAGTTCACCAATAATTCTGGTGAAACGAGCACGGACGTTGTTCCGACTGCTCTGGGCCTTGTGAGCAATTACGCCGTCGAGCGGGATACAGCCCGCATGGCCGTACTGAATAACAAGACGGCCCCTATCGACGCAATGGAGATCATCAGCTACTCGTCCCGTGATATCGGAACGATTAACACCGATCTTCAAGTCCAGAACCCTGCCAAGGTTAAGGGTGGAGTCATGTATCAGATACAGGTACAAGACACCCTTGTTACTACCGACTCGTCCGATCCCACTTTTAGGGTGGACGAGCCTATTGTAGCGAGCCTTTCCATTCGGCATGGCAAGTCTGGGAACATCTCGGCTAGCACTGTTGCAACCGTGGTGACGCGCCTTCTTGGTGCGTGCCGCCATACTGACGGTACGTGGCGCTTTGATGACCTTATGCGCTCTGCTGAGCGCCCGGTCGCTGACTAACCTGATCGCAAAGGAGCCTTAAAATGGTAGGATCTTTTCATAGAGCTTCGTTAGAGCTCGCACCTTTGTCCGGGTGTCGCATGATCGCGAAACAGGACGCTTCTTCTCTCAGTACAGATCCGGAGAAGTATGTTTCTGAGAACCTCTATGCCTATTACGTGGTTGTTAACACGTGGCTGATGTACATCCGTATGTATTCTCAATATGGATGGCTCCGCGTTGGCGAATTAGCCGAGCGGAAGGGCCTTATCCCGCTTATTGCGGAGGCCGCTGATACATCAGAGGAACTCATTAAGGGTGAATCTATCACTAGCGCTCTCTTTCGTCAGATTGTTGACGATGTTATGAGACCCCATGTGACTTGGGGAATGCCGAAAGTAACGGCTAAGTTAGTGAATGAAGATCCCATGGCATCAGCGCTGCAGGTTTTGCGATACCCTAAGCGCTTTTCCCCACTTGGGGCTGATAAGGTGCAGTCCGCTTCCCTAAGGCAATTTATTGCTATGGAAAAGCGGAATCGCCGTATTCAGGCCTCGAGCCGTTTGGTCCCTTTTGGTTATAACTTCCCACTGCTTTATGCTAAGGAAGCCATGGCGAATGCCCTTAATTGGGACAAGCTGTGTGACCAAATTGAGGATGCCCTGAGTGACCCGCGCAATGCGGAATTCACATCCGGGACGGCTCGGGATGCGAAGACCCCTCTCGCATCAAAACTTCGTGCCACGCTCCGGAGCAATCCGGAATACTTCCGGCCGGTGATGGGCTACCCACTAGTTGGTGGGATGCCTGAGCCAGCCCAGATCTGGTATAACCAGACTTCCCGCCCCGAGAACATCGTTCTCAAGAGGAGGGAGAAGTATGGTCCCACAGGAGCTGTGAGGTACGAAGAGGTTCGTGAAGTGCGTGTTGCTGCAGTCCCTAAGTCGTATAAGGCTGCTCGCATCATAGCTATGGAGGATAGCTATCGCCAAGCAAGAGCACACATGGTCTTCTCGATCATGGATCGCTTCCTTCCTGCTGGCATTCAACTTCACGACCAAACCCAGAATCAGGAGTTAGCGCGGGAAGGATCTCTCACCGGAGACATAGCTACAATTGATATGTCTTCGGCGTCTGATACCATAACGCGCACCCTATTCTGGGAGCTCTTTCCACCGCGTTTCGCGACGCTAGTGTATCCGTTGTTGGGTACCCACCATACCATTAATGGTAGACGTCGTGTGATGCAAATGATGGCGACATCTGGTAACTCCTTGACCTTTGTCTTAGAGAGCTTGGTATTTTATGCCATAGATGTTGCCGCACACCGGTTTAATAACCAAGTGTGTGGAGAAAGAGCGGCTCGGCATGCTGACTGTGGTTTCTCTGTCCCCTCCGTTTACGGCGACGACCAGATAATTTGGTCAGCCGATTACGAAGTGACGGTAGATTTCCTAGAGGCGTTAGGATTCATTGTTAATGAGTCCAAGTCTTATACAGGAAACAGTCCATTCCGAGAGTCATGTGGCTCTGAGTGGTACATGGGAGCAGACGTATCGTCCGTCTACTTTCCCCGCCGCCCTATTCGTGGGACGGCGACGGAGAAATCTGTGTGTGCAGAGCTAACTGACGCGCGGCGAGATTCATTTACGGGAGAGATGGGTACTTCCCTATCCTCTCTTATCTCGCTGCAGCACCGGCTATATGACGTATGCCAGGAAGCATCATTGTTCTTGGCAGCTTTGGCGAAGGAAACGAAGCCTTCGCTATCGTCATCGCCAGCCGGCTCTAGGTGGGACGACCTCTGGGATTACGTAGACGATGCTCGAGTCGCCTACGCCCCAGGCGTTCGGAAGATGGTCACCGAGGGTGTATTGCCCAAGAACCTAAGTTCCGAACAGCAGGAGGTGTATACGAGAACACTGCGCCTCCTACCCACCGTGGTATATGCCAATCCGTCAGGAGAGGAAATTCCTTCTTTGATACGCCGTCTTTATGACGTGTATAAGTATCAAGAATTCCTC